ACGTTCGCGCCGTGGTCCGCGGCTGCCGCAAGGGCGAGTCGGAGTGGGCTGAGGTCACGTTCACCGCCGCCCAGGCGAAGCAGGCCGGGATCGACCTGGGGAAGTACCCGGCGGACAAGCTGTATGCGCGTGCCACCAGCCGCCTGGCCCGCCGCAAGTTCGCTGACGTGATCATGGGCATGCCGTACAGCTCCGAGGAGGCCGAAGACGGCTTCGACGGCGAGGAGGTAACGGCGGACGCGGTGCCTGCTGCCGTCGCGCCAGCACCCGCGCCGCGCACCGCTCAGCGCCGCCGCCCGGCCACCACCGTGCCGCCGAAGCCGGACCCTACGCCTGCTTCCGCTGCCGCATCTGCGACCACCTCGGAAGCCACAACGCAGGCTGCACCCGCCCAGACTGCCCGCCCGACCAAGACGGACGACGGCCTGCCACCACTCCCCGGCGAGGACGAGCCCGACCCGCAGCCCGAGTTCAACCCTGACGCCCACGGCACCTCGACCCGCGGCAAAGGCGGCCAGCTGACCGCGCTGTGGACCGTCCTGAACACCGTCTACCTGTTCGAGGACAAGGACGAGGCGCGCAAGGTCGTCGAGTCGCTCGTCAGCCGCCAGCTGGACGGCGGCACGACCGGCGACCTGTCGTACAACGAGGCCAAGGGCGTGCTCAACTCCCTCGACCTGATCAGGGCGCACGCCGAGAAGGACAAGATCACGCCGCGCGAGCAGCTGATCGTGTTCCTGACCAAGATCGACGAGACGCTCGGGACCGGCGATGGCGCCTGACGTCACGTCGACCATCGACGACGCCATCATGACCGAGATCCTCAGCCGCAACCTGTACCTCGTCATGCACGCCCTCGACGACGCCGCCGCTTGGCGCGAGCAGCTGGAAGACGAGGGCAGCGCCGAGGCGTACCAGGCGCTCGCGGCCGAACTCGAAGAGTTCCAGGCACCGGAATGAGCGCAGCCAGGAAGTGCCGCACCTGCGGACAGCCGATCCTCCTCGCGCTCGTCAAACGCAAAGACGGCGGCACTTCCTGGATGCCCCTCGACCTCAAACCCTCCATGGCCGGCAACATCGCCACCCGCAAAGACGTCCACGGCACCATCCACGGCCGCGTCCTGGCCGGCGACCAGGCCGCGGACGTCGGCGAAACCCGGTACCGCACACACTTCATGACCTGCGTCGCAGCCGATGTCCACCGGTCCACGCGCGGCAAGCCAGCACCGAAACCCGAACCCGCACCACCCGCTAACCAGCCATCCCTCTTCTAGGAGAAAACATGACCGCACGACTGGCCAGCGCCCTGCCCTGCCGTTCGAGACCGAAGGCTACGGCCGCGACGATGACGAGTTCTGAGCTCGTCGTCGTCGGCCTCGACCTGTCGCTGACCTCGACCGGCACTGCCCGGATCGGCCACAACTTCACCTGGGCTGACCGGATCGTGCCACCCGCCAACCTCGCAGGGCACTCGCGGATGAGCTTCATCCTGAGCGAGATCAGCGGCCTGGTGAAAGAGGCTGACCTGGTCGTCGTCGAAGGCCCGGCCTACGGGATGATGCGCGCCAACCAGCAGGGTCACCACGAGCGCGCAGGGCTCTGGTGGCTCGTCACCCGCAAACTGTGGCGCACCGAACGGCCGTTCGCCGTGGTCGCGCCGACCTGCCTGCAGAGGTACGCCACCGGCAAAGGCAGGGCAGCCAAAGACGTCGTCTTCGCGGCCGCGATCCGCCGTTACCGGCAGGTCGAGTTCGACGGCAACGACGCCGCCGACGCGCTCGTCCTCGCAGCGATGGGCGCCGACCAGCTCGGCCGGCCGATCGCCACCGTGCCGGCCACACACCGTGCGGCGCTCGGATCGGTCACCTGGCCGCAGCTGAGACAGCTCGAGCCTGCCTAGAACGTGCGGTGCGTGTGGCCCCGCTGGTGGAGCAGCGCAGGCCCCCCGCACGGCGGCGGCGACCAGCAAACCCCCCCTGCTGGCGCCGCAACCGCCCGCCAGGCCCGGCCGGCAGTCTGGGCCTGGCGGGCATCCACCTACCCGCAGACGACGGGAAAGGCCACATGAGTGGCACCACCGCTGAGCCGCTTCGAATGGGAACGGCTGATCCGCGAACTCGAGCTCTCGTCTGCCCAGAAGGTGACCGCTTACGCACTGGCGACCTACGTGAACGGTGACGGATCGAATGCACACCCTGGAATATCGGGATTGGCTAAAGCGACCGGATTGCATCGCGCAACGGTAATCCGCGCGCTATTCCAGCTCGAATCCGAAGGGTTCATCGTGGCAGTCGAGCACGGCGGCGGGAAAGGTGCAAAACGGGGCAATGCGACCGTGTACGCGCTGTCCGTGCCTGTGGATAACTCCGGCGGCAAGCATAGGAGGGTCGAACTGCCGTGACCTGCGAAAACACCTTGACCAAGTCGCACTGTGCGACCAGGTCGTCCTGTGCGACCAGGTCGTCCTGTGCAACAACCAGGTCGTCCTGTGCGACCCCATCACTCTCTTACCACGCTTCTACTGAGGTACAGGTCTTGAACTAACGCACGTGGAAGGCAAAAAACGCATGGCCGAAAAAGTGATCAAATTCAGCGTCGATTGCAGCGATGTCACCCGCAAACTCCGCATCATCGCCAAGCACGCCGCAGCGCTCGCCGACGAACTGGACGGTGTCGAGCAGAAAGCCGAACCTGAGCCAGCGGCAGAAACCGCGCCACAGCGGCAGGAACTGTCGTGCACATCCGCCAGCACCGAACGACGGTGGTCGCCAGGCCAGGAAGCACCAGCGAGCGCATTCGGATTCGGGGGACGACCATGAGCGAGATACCGACCGTCATGATCCAGGTCGAAGGCGGTGCCATCACCGAAGCCGAATGGAACCGGCTCGGTGACAAGCTCAAAGCCGCCTGGCACGAGCACATCGCTACCGCATGGCGTGACGGATACGGCCAAGGCCGCGACGACGAAGCGGGCAACCTGCCGCTCAGGGACTACGGCGAGTGACCCATGCCGTCAAGGTTCTGCGTCTGCCAGAACTGCACACACACCGGCCACCAGCCCATACACCGAGGCAGACACCAGCGATGCGACCCATGCCAGCAGGCGACCGAGCAAGCCAGGCCAAGCCGCCAGCAACGCGGATACGACCGCAACCACGAACTCGAACGCCAACGCCAGCTCGCACAATGGGCACCAGGCCAGCCCTGCGCCATCGGAGGAGAACCGCTCTATGACCGAACCCGGCTCGACCTCGCACACAACCAGCAGCGAACCGGCTACCTCGGACTCGCCTGCTGGGAACACAACCGAGGACACCACAACTGACCAGCCACAACACCCACTAGTAGAGATCATCAACGGCGGCACGCCAGAGGCTTACACCCGCGAGTGGTACTGCATCCCGCCCAACGACGGCGTCAAGTTCCACGTCGTCCGCTCCACATGGTCGCCCGACCAGACCGTCCAGAAGATCTACGAGATCAAGATCGGTGACGTTTGGTGATATCGGACATCCGGGGCATGGCTAACCGGAGGCTAACCGGAGCCCTCCGGTTCACGACGGATAGAGAGAATCGGGCATACCGTATTTTTAGGAGTAGTCAGGCGCAGGACCCGCATAGCCGGCGCGTGTTTTCTTGGTACCACTGGCGTCGTTTTTGCGCAGTGATGTCCGGTTTGCTAAACGGAGGGTCGAGGGTGCCCCTCCGCTTCCGTGTGGCGGTTTTCAGCTGATGCCGCGCACCAAGAAAGCGCCTGGGCAGGCTGTTGACCGCCGGAATGGCCGCAGAACGGAGATTGCGGCGGCCAAGGGTCTGCGCCAGTTCAGCTTGCCGAGGCGCGCGGACGGCGAGGACTGGCTGCCGGAGACGCGCAAGGCGTGGGCAGCGATGTGGTCGGACCCGGTGGCGTCGCTGTTGTCGGTTGCGGACCGGCCAGTGCTGCTGCGGTGGGCGGGTGCGCTGCACCGTGCGGAGGTGGCGTATGGGCTGGCGGATGAGGATCCGGTGGTGACGGGGTCGCAGGAGCAGCCGGTAGCGCATCCGATGTTCGCGGTTGCGGCCGAGCAGCTGCGGATCGCGCAGGGCTGTGAGGCGCAGATCGGGGTTGGCGCGCTGAACCGGGCAAGGCTGGGTTTGACGTTCACCAGCGCGCAGAAGTCGCTGGCCGAGCTGAACGCGGCGCTCGAGGAGGGCCCCGGCGATGACGACCCGCGCTGAGCCGGGCTGTGTCGACTGCGGCTGGGAGCCGCGGCCGGGCGAGCGGTGGCCGTCGGAGGGCCGCCGGGCGGTCAACTGGATGCAGAAGCTCCTGATCTGCGCGGAGGGCGACTGGTACGGCAAGCCGCTGGCCCTGCGTGAGGATCAGAAGCGGTTCGTCTGGCGGTGGTATGAGTTCTGCCCGGCGTGCGGGTACTGGCATTTCGACGAGGCGGTGCGCAGCGCGGCGACCGGCGACGGCAAGACGACGTTCGTGGCCGGCCTGGAGTGCCTGGAGATGTTCGGGCCGCCGCAGATCGCGCCGGTGTCGCCGAACATCATCAACGCGGCGGCGGGGTTCGAGCAGGCCGACCTGCTGTTCTCGATCGCGGGCACGATGCTCGGCGGCCGGGACGAGGTCGTGAAGGAGGCGCCGCTGTGCGGCTACGCCGAGGTGTACGACACCGAGATCAAGCGCGCTGACGGCACGCCGGGGATCATGAAGCGGGTCGCGGCGGTGGCCGGCACGAACGAGGGCGGCCTGCCGTCGCTGTTCGTGTGCGACGAGGTCCACGAGTGGGGGGATCTGGGCGACCGGAAGGCCCGGGTTCACATGGTGATCGGGAAGTCGACGAAAAAGCGCAGCCTGATCTGCCGCTTGCCGGACGGCAGCGAGGTCCAGCGCGGGCCGGGCCGGATCCTGAACATCTCGACGGCGGGGTTCGACGTCGACCACAGCCTGCTTGGCGCGATGTACAAGCACGGGAAGGCGGCCGAGCGGGACCCGTCGATCGCGCCGCGGCTGCTGTTCGACTGGCGCGAGGCCCGGGACGGCCTGGACTACGCGAAGCCGGAAGACCGGCGGGTCGCGGTGCAGGACGCGTCGGCCGCGGCGGGGATCTTGTGGGACGTCGAGGCGCGGGTGCGCGAGTACGACAAGCCGCAGGTCGAGTCGCACGAGTGGATCCGCTACTACGCGAACTCGTGGGTGCCGGTGCCCGCGGATTCGTGGCTGGCGAAGCACCCGGCGGCGTGGGGGAAGTGCAAGGGCTCGTGGGAGCTGGCCGGGGACGAGCCGACGGTGCTCGCGATCGACTTGTCGCTGTCGCGGGACTCGACGGCGGTCGTCGAGGTGGCGCAGCTGCATGACGGGCGCCTGGCCGCGACGGCGAAGATCTGGCTTCCGGCGGGCGGCCGGGTGCCGCACAAGGACGTGTCCGGGTATGTGCTGCGGCGGATCGCCGAGCTGGGCGGCCGGTTCCGCGGCGTGGTGTATGACCCGGCGCTGATGCAGCAGATCGCGGAGGACATCGAGGATGCGGGCGTGGTGCCGGTGGAGTTCTCGCAGGAGCCGTCGTTCATGGCCCCGGCGTGCGCGGCGACGTTCGACGCGATCGTCGGCAGCGAGGACGCGCCGCCCCGGATCGTGCACGACGGCGACGCGGACTTCACCAGGCAGGTGCTGGGCGCGGCCCGCCGCCAGCAGGACAAGGGGTTCACGCTGTCCAAGGGCAAGTCGCGGGGAAAGATCGACTCGGCGGTGGCGCTGTGCATGGCGGTGCGGTCGCTGGCGCTGCTGCCGCCGAAGGTCGATCCGCTGAACACGATGTGGTGAGCGTTCCGCAGTGGTAACGGATGTGGCATTCTGTGCGCAACGATCGTTAGGCGGTGGGTGTGGTCGCTGTTGCTGCTGGCAGGCGCCCGGGCTGGCGTGATGCGCTGCTCGGCGCCCTGGCGACGGCCGCGGGGAAGGTGACCGGCCGGGCGCTGCGGATAGCGCCCACGGTGCCGGGCGTGGCCGGTGCGGCGGCGCTGTCGGTGTGCACGGGCGGCCTGGCCGGGCACGTGTTCGGGCACGGGCTGACGCCGTGGGTTGCGGGCCTGGTCGGCGGGGTGTTCCTGCTGCTGCTGGACCGGCGGCTGTAGGTGGCCGTCTTCGCCGGGCCGAGGGCCGCGCCCGCGGTAGCTGAGCGGCAGACCTACGGCCAGCGGATGGGCCTCGAGCAGCGCACCCTGACGTTCCTGTCGCCGCCGATCGGCCCGTACACGCAGGCGATCCAGGACATGGGCGCGGAGGACCCGGAGGGCGCACTGCGCCATTCGGCGATCTGGGCGTGTGCGGACCTGATCGCATCGTGCATGTCGATGCTGACGCCGTGGGCGTACGAGGGCGATGCTGTCGGGTTCGGCGAGGCGAAGCGGCTGCAGTACCAGCCGGACCTGCTGATGCAGCCGTCGGCCGACGCCGACATCGACGATTTCGTGTACATGGGCACGATGTCCGACTGCCTGAAGGGCAACAAGTTCGGGCGGGTGCTGGCCCGGGACCGCAAGCTGAAGCTGCCGGTGCAGATCGAGCTGGAGAACCCGGGCGCGGTGCACGTGCGCAAGCTGTCCGACGGCACCTACCAGTACAAGTTCCGCAACGAGGTCGTGGCGCCGCCGGTGCTGTGGCACAAGGCGATGTACCGGTACCCGGGGTCGCCGCTGGGGATGAACCCGCTGGAGTACGCCTCGCGGGTGACGCGGCTGGGGCTGTCCGCCGAGCATTACGGGGCAAGCTACTTCGAGGACGGCGGCCACCCGACGGCGATCCTGAGCAACGACAAGCTGGACGAGATCAACCAGGATGACGCGAAGACGTTCAAGCAGCGGTTCATGTCTGCGCTCCGCGGCAGCCGTGAGCCGGTGGTGGTCGCTGGCGGGTGGAACTACCAGGCGATCCAGACCACGCCTGACCAGGCGCAGTTCCTGGACACGCAGAAGCTGAGCGACACGAAGGTGTGCCGGTACATGGGGCGGGTGCCGCCGGAGCTGATCGGCGCCGCGAGCGAGGGCAGCGCGATCACGTACGCGAATGTCGAGCAGCGGGCGATGCACTTCCTGACGTTCACGATGTACCGGTGGATCAAGAAGTGGGAGATGTGGCTCGGCGAGTGCATGCCGCCGGGGATCTACGTGAAGTTCGACACCGATGCGCTGCAGCGGGTGGATTTCCTGACCCGCTGGACGGGGCTGCACATGGCGATCGGGTCGCGGATCCTGACGCAGGCTGAGGGCCGCGAGATGGCGGACCTGTCCAACCAGACGGTGGTGACGATGGACCCGTCGATCAAGGCGGAGCTGGATGCGCTGGTGCAGCCGCTGCCGCCGCCGGTGCTGCCGGTCAGGCAAGGGGAGTGAGCATGGAGTACAGGTGGGATGGCCCGGCGCAGGTCAAAGCGCTCGGCGACGATCCGTCAAAGAGCCAGATCAACGCGCTGTTCGCGATCCCCGGCGACAGCAAGACTGACAGCAGCCTGCCGCATCACGACGTGTCCGGCGGGAAGGTGGGCGCGGCGGACAAGGACGGGTGCATCGCGGCGATCGGCGCGCTGAACGGGTCGCGCGGCGGGGTGTCGGCGAGCGCGGCCGAGAAGAACAAGGCTTACTCGCACCTGGCCAGCCACCTGCGGGCGATGGGCGAGACGCCGCCCGAGAAGCAGTTCGCGGCCGGCCGGCCGGACACCGAGCGGCGGATGCAGCGCCGGTCGTCGATGCTGCGGGTGCCGGAGCGGCTGTCGCTGCAGTTCGGTGCGTCGGGCCTTGAGATGCGGGCGAAGGCAAACGGCACGGGCGGGACGAAGTTCCAGTTCACCGGCTACGCGGCCGTGTTCGACCACCCGTTCGAGATGTGGGACTGGTGGGGTGAGCAGTACGTCGAGATCGTCAACCAGGGCGCGTTCACCCGGACCCTGGCGAACGGCTGCGACGTGCCGTTCCTGATCGGCCACAACGACGCGGGCATCCCGATGGCCCGGACCAAGTCGGGCACGCTGAAGCTCGGCCAGGACACCCACGGCCTGTGGGTGGACGCGCCGGACCTTGACGGGGCGGTCGAGCAGGTCCGCGCCCTGGCGTCGGCGGTCGACCGCGGCGACATGGACGAGATGTCGTGCGCGTTCGTGTGCATGCAGCAGGTCTGGTCGCCGGATTACGAGCAGCGGAACCTGATCGAGATGGATCTGCACAAGGGCGACGTGTGCGCGGTGGTGTTCGGCGCGAATGACGGCACGGCCGGATCCTCCATGCTCCCCGTCGAGCAGCTGCACCTGCGGCGGCCGACCGGCGTGCGCCAGCACCGGCCGGAGCACCGGGACGGCGGCGGCTACCCCGACCAGATGAGCCCGGATTACGACCCGCAGCCGCACGCCAGCGACCCGGATCAGCTGGTGTGCCCGCACGGGTCGTGCACGGCGGACGCCTGCCAGCACGGCGTTCAGTGCGGCGGCGGCTGCCCGGTTGATGGCGGCGCGCTGAACAGCGCGGATGCGAAGTGCTGCGACCAGTGCGGCGGGTCGCTGTACAGCGAGGACGGAAAGATCACGATCTCCGCTGATGGCGTGCCGGAAGAATCCAGCGGCGATTCGGCGATGCTGGCGTCGCAGCGCGACCTCGAGCTCCGCCGCCGCGCGCTCGACCTGCTGGCCCTGGCCGGCTGAAAGGAAACCCCCGCTATGGCTGCTGAGAACATCCACGCCCTGATCAGCCTCTGGGTAGAGGACGAGGTGCGCGGCAAGTGCCTGGCCGACGACTACGGCTGGTCGGTGACCCTGCTCGCCGCGCCGGTGCAGACCCCGGCCGGTGTGCAGATCATGCCGCTGTGGCATCTGCTGCTGACCACCCGCAACCCGCTGCTCGGCGAAGGCCCGCTGTTCCACTTCGTGGGGATCCCGGGCCCGCGGCCGGACGAGAACGCGGTGCGCGGCGAGGTCGGCAAGGGCATGTTCGCGCTGCGGGATCTGGCCAGCAGGAAGCTGGCGGGCGGGAACGGCAAGCCATCCGCCTTGCACCGGGGCTGATCGTCCGCTTATCCTGGCCGCGTTACGGGCAAGTTCTGACAGTCCCGCAGCGCGCGGCCAGCGGCCCGCAGTCCCCCGGCAGGGCGGCTGCACCCGCTAAGGCAGGCCCGCTGCACACGAGATGACGCGCCCACGTCTGTGCATCTCGTGAAAGGGACGCCTTGCCGTGGATGAACTGATCCGCCAGCTGGAAGAGCGCCGCGCGAAGCTGCTGGCCAGGGGAACTGAAATTCTCAGCCTGGCGTCAGGCCGGGAGAACCTGTCGAACACGCCGGAGGAACTGGCGGAGTACGACCAGGCCACGGCCGAGATCAAGGACAAGATCGACCCGCAGCTGAAGCGGCTGAAGGATCAGGCGGAGCGCGAGAAGCTCGCCGCCGGGGCCCGCCAGGGCGAGCCGGGGACCGTGACCGGCCGCGCCGGCGACGCGGTGACCGTGACCCGCGAGCCGAAGGTGTACGACCAGCACTCCGGCCAGTCCTACTTCCTCGACCTCGCCCGGGTGCACTTCCGCCAGGACTCCCAGGCCCAGGAACGGCAGAACCGGCACCAGGCCGAGCTGCGCGTCGAGATGCCCAGGCGCGAGGAGAAGCGCGCGAAGGAAGCCGACCGCCGCATCGAGTCCGCTCTGGCAGGCGACGGCTACGGCGACTCGCCGCGCGAACGGCGCATGGCCCGGACGGAACGCCGCACCCTTGAGCGGTTCATGGCGCTGGGCGTGCCGGTGTACGAGAAGCGGATCATCTCCCGGACCGACGGCCAGGGCGGCTACGAGGTCCCGCCGCTGTGGCTGGTCGATGAGTACATCGAGTACCTGCGCACGGGCCGCACGCTGGCGGACCTGTGGCACAACTTCCCGCTGCCCACCGGCACCGACTCGATCAACATTCCCCGGTTCGTGACCGGCACCGCGACGGGCACGCAGCCCGGCGACGGCGCGCCGGTGCCGGGCCGGGACGCGGCGGACAACTTCGTCCAGGCCCGCGTGATGACGGTGGCCGGCCAGGAAGACGCGGCGATGCAGCTGCTCGACCAGTCGCCCCTGAACTACGACGAGATCATCTTCTCCGACCTGTCCGCTGACTACAACATGCAGGTCAGCGCCCAGCTGATGCTCGGCTCCGGGTACCCGCAGCTGAACGGCCTGTACTCGACCGGCGTGCTCGGCTCTTCGGCGGGTGCCTCGACGGCAGGGTTCGTGACCGAGGCGACCGGCACGAGCACAGCGCAGTGGACGGGCGCGGCGTCGTTCTTCACCGGGCTCAACCAGCTGACGAGCCAGATCGCGCGCAACCGGTTCCTGGCCCCGAGTGCCACGATCACGAACCCGGCGGTCTGGTACGCGCTGGTGTCCGCAGTGGACACCACGGGGCGTCCGCTCGTTCCGGCAGAGCAGAACGGGCCGTTCAACGCGGTCACCGTTGACGGCGGCCCGGTCGCTGAGGGTCTCGTCGGCAAGGTCGGCAGCCTGCCCTGGTACGTGGACCCGAACATTCCGCTGACTTTCGGCGGGACGGTCGCGCCTTACATCGGCGCGATCTCGAACGGGCACACGGCGCCGGTGCAGGGGTCG